GCAGGATCTTTACCTTTAGTAACTTGCCAGTTACTAAAGATTCTTGCAAACTGTAATAAGAATCTGCGAATCTGATTGTCGTAGAAAAATTGTGCCATTATAAATTGGTTCTCGGTGGTATAGCATCAGGCGTTAACTGTAATATGCTTGACAATGGTTGAGACTGCGGTACTGTTGTTCCACTAGTCAATACTGTCTGTTGTTCATTATTTATGAAGCCTGACAACTGTGATGTATTTGTTGCGTTAAAGCTTGTTTCTGTTCGGACATTCGTAGAAATACGAATCCAAAGTTTACCGTCCCAACGATATAACAACTGCGGGAAATAATCTGTTCGTAAGAAGTAATCCCCTACTTGTGGGTTTTGCGGGAATGATATGCCTGCACCTGTAGGGAATCCATTAGGTGCTTGACCATCACCTGATAAGTAACCTGTAGTATAACCAAAGCTTCTTGGGCTACTACGTGCGATATATTGATATGCTGGATCACAGTCTGCTCTAAAGTCCATCTGAGTAGACACCGTACCGGTAAAGCCTGGCAATTCAGGGTTCTGGTCAGCAGTAGCATATGTGTTGTCAGCCGTACCGTATGGACCAGTAATAACTCCCAACGATTGTGCTACAAGAATACGATCACCTTGCAGTGGACCTGAACCATTACCAATAGCCTCAGGAGCAAGTTCTAAGCTTTCTAAACTCATTTGAACAAATGCGTCAATTGGATCAGCTCCAAAGTCTGTATCAGCAGTCATATCCCAAATGCTTTTTACTGCATTTTTAGGTATGCGAATTACCGGACTAGCATTTTTATATTTAGGATTACGCATCATCGCAACAGTACCCGTCACTGTTATAGGTGCTCCACTAGCATTAGTGTTTACATTAACAGGAGGCGCCGGTTGATTGTTCTTACCTGATGTGACCCCGTTCTCAGAATATTCACCATATGTAGGTACAATATACAATTGACTACGGTCGTATCCTGCTTTAGGCAAGTTACGTTTTGCTTCTTCCAAGTTAGCATTATTGATATCAATATTTTTATTGTATGTTGATAATATATCTTTTAAGTCTTGTGCAGTATCTAATTCCCAATATGTATTATTCGGTGGTGCAATTCCTATAGGTACTTCAATTTTAGATATATAATTTTTATCTCCGTAACTGATAACATATCCTGCAGGGTATGTTTTATCCTTATCCCATAATCCAAGATAATTATCTTGGTTAATAGGCTCATTGAGAATTTGACTAAATTCTTGACTATCAACTAATGGCTCACATTTAATGCGCCATAAATGCGGATACCAAGTAGGACTAAATCCTTCACTAGCAAAGTTACCGTCAGTAATTTGATAGAATCTTTTTAGTGCTACCGGAATAGTTTCTTTTAATGGGTTATAATCTAATAAATGGGGCAGTTCAATAACATCACCCACCATTAACTTTCTACCTACTAAGTCAATCATGTCATTATAGTGAACAGTAATGAATATAATATCATTGTTTAAGAATAATCCAAATTGGCTTAAATCAAAATCTAAATTTTGTACGTTATAATGACCACGTAATCTATAAATATTAGGGTCATATGTTCTATCCCTGTTTTCTAAGAATAATAAATCTTGGATGTTTGTGGGGTTTAATTCTGCATATTCTGGTTGAGTATAATCAATACTCGCGCCTTGATTAGTAGGACCTAAATATTTATGTACATATAGGTCAGTAGCACCCGCAGTAAACATCTGCGAAATGGTTTTATCAAAAAATCGGTAATCATTTGATTTTATCGGATGGTATAGGGATAATCTTGGCATATAGTTATTTATCGCAAATTCCAGAACAACAAACGCACTTTCCCGTAAGGTTGACAATAAGTGGATACGGTGCTATAATAGATAAATCACTGTAAAGGAGTGCCACATGGCTACACGTAAACGCAACACCGAAGATCATTCTCAAGTTAAAGCACTGAATCCAAGAAGCCCCGACACGCAATATATGGGTAGCGAGCCTTTGTTCGTTCTACAACCCGACCCTAGTATGCGTTTTACAGCACTTTCTAACGCATTCACTTGGTACAACTGTTTCTATGGCAAAAAAGATGCCAAAGAACTCATGTGCCAATACTTAGAACTGTCTAATCGTACAGTCGAAGCAAAAAGTATGCGTAAAGTAGCAGACAATGAATTCATTAATACATATGGCTGGCTCGCACGTATGAAGTTACGAGGTCTTGAACTTAATGAAAGTGAAAATAATAAGTTTGAGAATGAGGTCTCCAGACTAATGAAAGCACTTCATAAACCCGAAGTGGTAGAAAATTCTAGTGAGGTAGTTGAAGTTTCTACTCGCCCTAATATTCAAGACATTTTGCGTGAGAAAGCAAAAGATGCCGCAGGTGAGTTGGAAGCGGTATTCGATGAATTTGTTACTGAGGGAAAAACAAAGTCAAAGACAATGGATGTTGTTGCTAGATTTAATGTAATGCCACAACATATCAGTTTGATTACTGACATTTGGAAACGCAAGCAAACAGAATTTGCCGATCTACAAGAAGGCAAAGATAAACAATTGATTGAGGGATATAGTCACCTCACAAAGATTCAAGTACGAAACACGGTCAAATTCATTGAGCAAGTGTTGACCGATTTGAATGCTTACATCTCAGTTAAAAAAGCAAGCAAGGCTCCTCGTCAACGCAAAGCAGTACCCGTTGAAAAGATTGTGTCTAAGTTGAAGTACTTGAAAACGTTTAAAGATGTAGCCACTAAGCTTGACTTGATATCAATCAGTCCTGTAAAATTACATGGTGCAAGCGAAGCATGGGTATATGATTCAGCAAAGCGCAAGCTACATCACTATATTGCCGATGACTACAGTAAAACATTTACTGTAAAAGGTAATACACTATTGGGCTTTGACACTACAAAGAGTGAAGTTAAAACCCTGCGTAAGCCGGGTGAGCAGATTAAAGAAGTTATGGGAAGCAAGCCCGCGGCTCGTAAGTACTTTAGTGACATTAAAGCAGTCGCAACAACACCCAATGGACGCTTTAATGAAGGTATGATTATTTTGAAAGCATTTTAATGAGCAATATTGATTTAAACAAATACAAAGATTTTGTAGAGGCTGTGACAAGTAAGCCTAGTAACGACTTGACGACATTTATGAGTCGGCTAGACGAACTAGATGCTAACTATACCGATGGTAAGCATGGACCTGATATTAATGTCCCGTTGTTACTGACAGCGGCATTAGGCTTAGCGGCAGAAACAGGTGAGTTCTGCGAGATTCCTAAAAAGATGTTCTTTCAAGGTAAACCATTGACTGAGGAAAACGTATTTCACATGAAGCGTGAACTCGGTGATGTAATGTGGTACTGGGTTAACGCCTGCAGGGCACTTCAGTTAGACCCCAATGAAGTAATTAATGAGAATGTACGTAAGCTAGAAAGTCGCTACCCCGGTGGAAGTTTTGACGCAAACTATTCAGAGAATCGTAAAGACGGTGATATTTGACTCCCGTCTTTACGCTAGAAAGATAGAAGTGGAACCTTGGCATAAATGGTTTGCTTGGCATCCAATAAAGATACGCGGTAATAGAGTTTGGCTCAAAACCGTATATCGGCGCAATGTAATATCATATGTTGACATGGATAACTGGGCTACATATGAGTATGCCACAGTCTTTGATTTGTTGACACAATAATTGGTTTATAGGTAATCCACCACCTCAAAGTGTGGCTATAATCCGTCCTCATAGTGGTGTGGCGGTAGAGTGCGTGGCCAACGCAATATTTATGGGACTACCCTTGGATGCTTTAAACGCCTCACCTTTGTTGAGTAACGTTTCCCATATCTTAATAGTTGATAGTTGCCAGGTCATAGTAATTGCGATAGAGAACCTGGGCTGGATAGAACTTCACGATGAATCATGTTCTATCATAACAGCGAATACGGAAAAGTCCCTTCACGGGGTCGGCGAGACATAGACAATCCTCCGCCATAATCTTTTAATTCATCGTCGCCTGAACGCCTCAAGAATGTTCCTTTGGTTTGAGTAGATTCTATCTACTCGCCATTGCCTAAGAATATCTAAACATTTATTCCTGATAAATAATACATAATAGGTAACTACACATGGCAATCAATATCCTCTCTACTCCAAATGGCTTAACCCTAGATGAATTAAAGCAAACAATGTTTCAAAACATTAGATACCGCTTAGGTGATGGCATCATTGATTTAGAACTAGACCCTGAGCATTATGAGGCAGCATATAACTATGCTATAAAGACCTATAGACAAAGGGCTCAGAATGCTACCGCGGAATCATATACATTAATGACTATTGTTAAGAACGTAGATACATATACCCTACCTCAAGAATTTATTAATGTTCGCTGTTTATATCGTAGAACAGTTGGCTTAGAAACTGGTCCCGGTTCTAGTTCATTTGACCCTTTCAGTAGTGCAATTTTAAATACGTACCTATTGAACTACAACTCCTCAGGCGGTATGGCAACATATGACTTCTATGCAGGATATGTTGAATTAGCCGCACGTATGTTTGGTGGCTACGTAGTTTATACATTTGACCCTGTCACAAAAGTGTTGCGTATTGTTCGTGATCCTAAAGGTACTGGAGAAAGAGTTCTTATTTGGGCTGACGTCCAGCGTACAGAAGAAGTATTATTACAAGATCCGGGCGCAGGTGTGTGGATTGGTGACTTTGTGATTGCTGTTCTAAAAGGCATTATAGGTGAAGCACGTGAAAAGTTTGGTACTATTGCAGGCCCCGGTGGTGGAACTACATTAAATGGTACTGCAATGAAGTCAGAATCTAAAGCAATGCAAGAGCAACTTATTGACGAATTGAAACGTTATGTTGATTACAGTCAACCGTTAACGTGGGTTCAAGGGTAAACTGACTCTTTACTTTTTCATACTCCTGTAGTATACTAAGTATCTGATAGGAGTTTCCACATGATTATAGGCGTAACCGGCTTGATAGGATCCGGCAAAGATACAGTAGCAGACTATCTCTGTACATTCCATGGTTTTAAAAGAGTAAGTTTTGCATCATCTCTCAAAGATGCAGTTTCATCGGTGTTTGGTTGGGACAGAGAAATGCTAGAGGGATCTACAAAGACTAGCAGAGAATGGCGAGAACAAAAAGACGTTTGGTGGAGCGAACGACTAGGACTAGAAATCACTCCACGATGGGTATTACAGTATTGGGGTACTGATGTACTTAGAAATCACTTCCACAAAGACATTTGGGTCGCTAGTGTAGAGAACAAGTTGCGACAAAGCAAAGACAACATAGTTATTACTGATTGTAGATTTTCAAATGAAGTACTAGCTATTAAAAATGCAGGTGGTCTGACAGTTAGAACAGCACGTGGGGAGGAACCTGAATGGATTGAAGCAGCCGTATCATATAATAAAGGTGAAATTAGTAATATGACATGGTCTATTAGTAAGCTTAAACTTGACCAATTGGGGATACATGCTAGTGAATATTCAAGTGTTGGATTAAAGTACGACCACTATCTGAATAATAACGGTACTATTGATGAACTACACCAGCAAATAAAATCAATAATCAACCTTTAAATCTCCTCGCTTCCAATTAACGTCCTTCTTTTTTACGACCTCAACGCAATTTAAACAGATTGAACGTAGATTAGATTGATTGATATTTTCTAAGTTTCCGTCAATATGAAAGACGGTTATTTGTGAAGTGAACAAACTTTTAAAGCCACATAAATCACATGTGGCTTTTTTCTTGTAATTACCTTTAGTCCAGTTAGCCTTTCTGGGCTTTAGTTTATTTTTCTTCCTACCACATTCATCACACATGGATCTATAGTACGTTATTCCGTT